AACCGTTACGACCTCGGCGGGCGCAAGTGTGGCGGCGTCGGGAAGTTCGATGTCGGCATCAGCGGGAACGGTCGCACTCACCGGCGGAGCAAACGTCACCGCCTCTGGAAATATCGCGCACTTTTCCATTCATTCGGTGACGGTTTCGACGGGAACGCCCACGGCAACGATTGACTTTTATATTCCGATCCGAAGAAGGCGAAGATAAATGGCAACCTCTGAAGACCTCGTAAACCAAGCTCTCTCGTTTCTGGGGGATGACCCGATTGTGGCTCTCTCGGATGACACGGAACGGGCGCGCCTCGCGAACCGCCTTTTCCAGCCAACGCTGGACGCGGTTCTGCGCGCCCATCCGTGGAACGTGGCGATTGACCGCGCCACACTCACCGAAACCACAGCCCCCGTCTATTCGTGGAAACATAAATTCATTCTTCCAACTGACAACCTGCGGATTCTCTCGCTGAACGAACAAGAACATTACGCCGATGGTGGCGACGTGTTTAAACTGGAAAGCGGATTTCTATTGACGGACTCCAGTACCGCGAATATCCGCTACATCAAGCGCATTGCAGCGCCGGACATGGATTCCCTGCTATTCGATGCCACGGCGTTTCGTCTCGCCTCTGCGATGGCTTATCCGATCTCTGGCTCAACTTCCCTATCGCAGGAAATGTGGGGACTGTATCAGGCCCGCTTGCAGGAAGCGCGCACCGTGGACGGGCAAGAAGGCTCGCCCGACCGCACCGACATCACGACACTGACTGATATCCGATAAAATGGCCCGCGTCCGCGTCATACAAAATTCGATGAATGCCGGAGAATGGTCCCCTCTCATGGAAGGACGTTCCGACCTCCAAAAGTATGTAAACTCTGCCAAGACCATCGAGAATCTGACCTGTTTCAAGCATGGCGGCGTCACGCGGCGCGCTGGAACTCGCTTTGTCGATGAGACCAAGGACAGCAGCAAGAAATCGCGGCTCATTCCCTCGGACCGGCGCGCGCGTCGAATCGCCTCCGGGAACACCCGTCGAAGTCGTAACGCCTTATCTCGAATCCGAAGTTTTCGATCTGCATTTTACGCAGTCGGCGGACGTGCTCTATCTCGCGCATTCGAGTCACCCGCCGCAGAAACTTTCGCGCACTTCGGATACGGTCTGGACGCTGACGCCCATCAATTTTCTGGACGGGCCTTATCTGACCGAAGTCACCACTTCGACGATTACACCATCCGGCACGACGGGTTCTGTGACGCTCACAGCCAGTGCGTCCATCTTCCAAATTGGGCATATCGGCTCACTCTGGCGCCTGAAGCATGGGACGACCTGGGGATATGCCAAAGTCACAGCGTTCACGAACAGCACGACCGTAACGGCCACGGTAGTGACAGCGTTTGGCGCGACTACCGCATCGGTCGCCTACCGCGAAGGCGCGTGGTCGGACGTGCGCGGCTATCCCGGCTCGGTCACGCTGTTCCAGCAACGCTCCTGGTGGGCCGCGAGCACTAATAACCCCGATACCATTTGGGCCAGCCAATCCTCGGACTATGAGAACTTCGACCCAGGCACGGCACAGGCGGATGAAGCCCTGACTTTCACCCTGGCCTCCAACCGCGTGAACGCTATCCGCTGGATGGCGCCGTCGCGCGTATTGCTCTCTGGAACTACCGGGCAGGAATGGCGCGTCTCCGGCGGCGCTTCGACCGACCCCATCACGCCAGCTGCGGTCAACGCGCAGCCAGAGACAACGAACGGATCGAGCCTCGTTTCTCCCGTCCAACTCGATAATGCCCTGATCTTCCTGCAACGCACGGGGAATCGACTACGTGAACTGACCTACGATTTCTACACCGACTCCTATTCGGCACCGGATCTGACGCTCTATTCCGAGCACATTACCGCCGGCGGCATCACGCAGATGGATTACCAGCACGAAAAGGACTCGATTGTCTGGTCAGTGCGCGCGGACGGCGTTCTGCTCGGTATGACCTACGAGAAGCCGCAGGATGTGATCGCCTGGCACCGGCAAGTGACCGTAGGACGCTTTGAGAGTGTGGCCGTCATCCCGAACCCGACAGCCGAAAAGGATCAAGTCTGGGTCATCGTCAACCGCACGATCAACGGCGCGACGAAGCGATACGTCGAATATCTCGACACCGAAACCGGCTATTACGGAAACCTGGGCGTCGATTGCGCGCTGAGTTATTCTCCCGCCGCGACGGTGCAAATCACTTCGGTCAACGTCACGCAGATCCATGGGCCGGTCACTGGCGGCACGGAGGAAGTTCGGCGTCCCACGGCGTTCACGAATCCCGTTCCCGCACTGTCTCCGGCTGCGGCCGGCACTGATCCAGGGAACGCTATTGACGGTGACACATCCACATTCGCCACAGTCAAGGCGCAAACAATCGGGCATCTCATTCAGCCATTTACGACTGCTACGGAGTGGAATACCTGGGCGGCGGCCAGTGGCGCTTATACCAGCCTCATTCTGAAAGTAATCTGCAACGGCACCCTAAGCAGAATCGGAAACGATGGCGGATCGAATGAAGCATACATGCAATATTCGCTCGATGGTGGCGGCTCCTGGCTATCCTTTTTCGATTTCTTCGGAACCGATCCTGGGAGCACCCCGATTACAGGGCCGTTCAGCGCGACCATTCCTTTCGCTACCGTTCTATCGAATATCCGGGTACGGGCATTCGCGGAAGCGGACGGCGACCTCGTAAAGACCGTCACCGCAACCCTCAACATTTACGATATTCAGACCACTGGAACCATCGGCGGGACTTCAACCGACTACAACTTAGCCACGTTCTACGTTCCGGGCCATGGTCTTTCGCCTGGAGATGTGTTTACTGCTTCGGGAATCACGCCCAGCTATTTCAACGGCTCTCTGACTGTCAATACGGTTCTGGACGCCGATCATTTCACCGTCATATTCCCTGCCGATGCCTCGCCACTCTCAGGCACAGGCGGTTCGCTGGTCGGGCCGGGCGGTTCGGGACCGCAGTCCTCGCTTTCTGGCCTCAATCATCTGGAAGGCCAGATGGTCGATATTCTGGGGGATGGGCGAGTCTATCCGTCCCAGGTTGTAACTGGCGGCGCCGTCACGGGCCTCAGCCCTACGGTCCTACGTGCCGAAATCGGCCTGCACTTCGACTCGACGCTGGTTACCCCGCGACCGGAAGGCGGCTCCCGCGCCGGGACCGCGCAGGGCGCGCTAAAACGGTTCAATAACGTCACCGCGCGCCTTGTGAACTCGCTGGGCGCGAACGTCTCAGGCGACCAGATGCGCTATCCCAAAAACACGGATGCGATTGGGCAGTTTGTCCCTGAAACACGGGACTTCCGCAAGACGAACCTGGGATGGGACCGCGACGGGCGCATAACCATTTTACAGAATCAGCCGCTTCCTCTGACCGTCACAGCGATTATCGGGGAACTTGAGGTTGAGGATTGAGAATCGAAACCTTCAAGCAGGAACACATCCTCTCGATGACGCCGCGGGAACCCGACGCCAGCCAAGCGGCCAGCCTCAAGGATTACGTAGCGGCTGCGACGCTGTATGCCGAAAACGGGCCTGCTTTCACAGGATTTGTGGGTGAGATTCCGATAGCCGTTGCCGGAATCATGATCCCCTGGCCGGGCCTCGGGACCGCATGGTCTTTCACGACTCCGCAGGTGGCCGCGTTCCCTTGCACCTTCCACCGTGCCGTAAAGCGCAAGATCGAGGAAATCGCGAAGGAACGAAATTTACGGCGCCTGCAAATGGACGTGCCGCAGAGTCATACGGTGTCTCGACGCTGGGTACTGCGGCTCGGATTTCAGAGCGAAGGCGCCATGCCCTGCTATGGTCCGGACGGCGAGACGTGGATTCGGTTTGTGAGGTTATTCTGATGGCAAGCATACTGCCCATGATCGGACTTGGCGCGAATATCGTCGGAACCGGCGTCAGTGTCGGTGGCGAACTGAAGGCGGGCAATGACGCCCTTGCGACAGCCCAATTCAACGCAAACAAGGCCACACAAGAAGCGGCTGCACAGGAACAGCAGCAACGCTATGCCGATCAGCGCATCATCTCTCAGGCGCGGGCCACCGTGGGATCTTCGGGCGTAGAAATGTCGGGAAGCCCGCTGGACGTTCTAGCAGAAAGCGCGCGACAAGCCGAACTGAACGCTTTGAACATCCGTCGCGCAGGGGCACTCGAAGCACAGGGACAACTGATTGCCGGCAAGAATGCACAGACTGCCTCGCGGTATAACGCGGCTGGAACACTCTTGACGCAGGGCTATAAGATCACCAATCAAGCCATCGACCTCAACCGGAAGCGCAAACCCGGCGCGTGGAATAACAACGGGACACTGCCGTTGACGCCGAACGCTGCAACGCCGCTCTACGTGCCACCGAATGCCTAGACTCCCGCAAGTTACTAACGATGTAAGCCCGCAGACGCCGAATCGGTCTCTGGGTGTCGCC